CGCGCAGAAAATCGGCGCAACAGGCGACCTTGCCAGAACCCTTGGGGCACCCGCGAACCAGCTCAGAATCTTAAAAGACAACGCGGTACAAGCGGCTCGTGCGCTTGGCAACATCTTCATCCCTGCGCTGAACGCTATCCTTCCGTATGCAATCGCGTTCCTGAAGGTTGTTCGCAACACCGCCAATTCGATTGCAAACCTGTTCGGATTCTCCATGCCGGAAATAGACTATTCTGGTTTAGAAAACATCGGCGCGATTGTTGACGACGATACGGAGGCTGTCAAGGAATTAAAAAATGCCCTGTTGGGCATTGACGAACTGAATATAATCGGGGAAAACAATACGGGGTCTTTGCTTGGCGATGACTTCGACTTCGACCTGCCCGAATACGACTTCTTAAAGGATTTGGTGGAGACAAACGCCAACCAGATTGCGGAGAAATTTCAGAAGCCGTTTGAAGAAGCGCTGAGACTTGTTGGTCTAATCGGCGCTGCTCTGTTGACGTGGAAAATCGCCAGCGGAGTAATCGAGTTTATAAACTACCTCAAAGAGATTGGCAAGGGTGGCACAATCACGTTTGGAGTTACCCTTTCGCTTGTTGGCTTTTCTGTTTCGGCTAGTGGGTTCAAAGCTGTCGGTAGTGGAAACGCTCAAGTAATGGATTATGTGAAGGCCGCGCTTGGTTCCGCGCTTGGCATCGCCGGTTCACTAATTTCGTTCGGTACCGGCCCGTTAGGATGGGCCATAGGCATATCTGCGTCGCTGGTGGTCGGTCTTGTTAGTATAGCTGTTGGCATGAAAGAGAAACTCGCTGAAGAAGTCAAGAAGGCTTTTTACGAGAGCGGCGATGGCATCACTATTTCCGAGATTGCCATCAGGTTTGACAAGGTGATGGTTTCGCTCACTGAAGGCTTACAGCCAATCATTGATGGACAAAAAGAGATAGATGCTTTACGTTCCTCTATTTCTAGCACAAACACGGAAATCAACAATTTTGTCGCTACATGGGGGCAGAGCGTTGACGATACTGGGGAGTACATCGAACAGCTCAAAGATAAGTTTAACAAGCTGGAAGAAGATACCGCTGACATTTTGCTTAAAATTAGAGACAACATTGTTAACGCCCTGAGTGGCGCTTTCGGCGTTGGCCTCGTGGAACTCGGATACGACATTGACGAGGTAAATCGACGGATAAACGATGCGTATGATGAATCCAAGCGTTCGCTGGAATCCGTGATGAAAACCGTCGAAGAAGCGAATAAAAAATATCAGCTTCAGCAAATCACTCTTGAGGAATACAATCAGGCTATTCGCTCCGCGAGTGCGGCTGCTCTTTCGCTTATAAACCCGCAGCTTGATTTGTCGGACGCTTTCAGCAAACTACGCAACGAAATAGGAAGCATAGACTGGGAAAACGAAACCCAAACGAACAAGTTCTTTGAAGATGTTGCGAAGTCCGCTGAAAACGCAAAGCAGTCCGTGTCTCAATATTTCGAAGGCATTGTTTCCGATTTGCAGGTGCTGAAGAACAACACACAGTCTCCCGAACTCAAGGGGTTCATGCAAGGGCTTATTGAGGATGCTCTGGGCATCCAGGATGACTATGAGGCGCAAATTGACGCTCAGCTAACCAAACTGTTCGACTACTTACAGGCAGACTTAATTGCCAAGACGGAAGATATTGTCGAAGCGTCGAAAAAGGCGTGGGCGGACAAGGGCGGTTTAGGGCAGTTTCTGCACGGAATCTTTGGTGCCGGCACTAGCGAAGAATATGTCTACGAGGCGATGTTGTCGTATCGCAAAAACTTCATTGACCCCCTGTCTAAGAAAATGCAAAGCGCTTTGGCGGATTTGGACATCGACGCTAAAACGTGGGCACCCGATACATTTAATAGAATGATTGAGTCGTTCTTCTCGTGGGGAATCAATGATCTTACCGGCGTGGAAATCAGAGGATACGCAGACTCCATCGCCAAGGTTATCAAAGACGCGCTGAATGATGCATTGGGAGACGTTTCAGCAACGCTTAACCTCACAATCACCGCGAACGGAGTGGCTAACGCTATAGGCCAATCCAAAACAATTAAGGGTTATGCCGGGGGCGGATACCCCTCGACGGGTGAACTGTTCATCGCAAATGAGCGCGGCCCTGAGTTTGTCGGCTCGATTGGCAACAGGACTGCGGTGCTAAACGACGACCAAATGGCGGCAAGCCTCGCAAGCGCGAACGAACCGCAAAACGACCTGCTTCGAGAGCAGAACGCTATACTCCGTCAATTGCTTGAAAAGGGTATGGGCGTGTATCTCGACAAGGCAAAAGTCTCCCGCGAAATCCGTGGGGAGATGAACCAGATGAACGCCGCTGCTGGCCCGTCGCTTATCCGTTAAAGTAACTCTCATAATAAGCTGATCCGATTCTGTATGTGATTATCGCAAAAACTACTACGCAAGCGAAAATGACAACGCCTATGATGGCAAGCGTTTTGCTTCTCTTAAATGCGCCAACGCACAAGAAAATTGACCCACCCGAAATAGCGGCAAATAATACCATGACTATAGGCATGATGTCGGGGTGAATCCACGGTTCCCTTTGCAGCCCGGCTATGCTGATAATCGCATACATGCTGAACCCAACAATGAGTATTGTGACAACCAGCAAAACCCACTTTAATATAGCCTTCATTTTAACACTTCCTTCCATGTTCGCTTATATGTTACCACAATTATCCAATATTCGTCAAGGAGGCGGTTTCGTGACGTTCAAAATAAACGGCGTGGACATAACGCCATTCATAGCCGCTCGTGGCGTCAAGTGGACTCGCGCCGATGTGGACGGGCCTAACGCAGGTCGCCGCGTTGACGGTACGCTTGTGCGAGACAGGGCCGCCATCAAATACCGCGTGGATGTGACGTGCAGACCGCTGACGCTGCAAGAGGCGGCATTGGTACTAGGGCTTATTGAGGACGAGTGGGTGTTCGCAACCGCCACAAACCCGTTCAAGGGTGCTGTGCAGACATACACCATGTACGCTAACAACATCCCTGTTGCCTTCGCTGTGCGAGACAAGGATGGCAACGAGTATTGGGATGGGATTTCGTTTCCACTAATTGAACAGTAGGTGATGCTATGCCTGCGGTGAGGCTTACATATAACGGCGAAAACTATGAGAATGAAATAGTGGCCGAGGGCGGTCGGCTTGAAATGACTCATGCGATGGTAGGGGAGTCACTTTCGGCGGATTCGCTCACCGTACCAATTACGACTGGCGGAAAGCCAGTTCGGGTGCTGGGCGCGGATCAGGATGACAGTGACATTTTCGTGACGGCAGATGATGATGTCGTCTGTTTGAGCGGAGACGTCGAGGTGCCAGAGTATGCAAACAATGCGCCCGGTCTGCTTTATTACGGCGACGACTTGCTGGTGAAGCATTATCTCAACAAAATCAACAGGCGCTCGAAGTATGAGTATGAAATGGTTTTCTATTCGGCGGTGTGGCTATTAGACCAGTCAGACCACGCAGGAGGGCTTTACAGCGGCGAAACAGCGGAAGAAGTCATAGGAGATATTCTGAGCAATATCGTGTCGTACACCGTTGACGATGCCATCAAGGAGATCCCGATTTACGGTTATCTACCATACGACAAGCGCCGAAATAATCTCATGAAAGTCCTAATGGCGATTGGTGCCGCACTGAAAAACGCTTCGGATGGTTCGCTACAAGTCACGCAGTTGAGCGATGTGGTCGCTGGCGAGTTTGGCGAGGAACGGGTTTACCTCGGCGGCTCCGTCATAAACACACCGCCCGCAACTGCTGTGCAGGTGACTGAGCACAACTTCTTACCATCGGAGAACGAGATAACACTCTTTGATGAGGTTACTTTGGATGTAGAAACTGTCAAGTTTTCTGAACCCATGCACGACCTGACAATCACGAACGGCACAATCCTTTCGTCCGGCGTGAACTTCTGTACGTTTCAGGGTGCAGGCGCAGTCGTTCTCAAAGGCAAGCAGTATAACCATGTTACACGCATTGTGACGGTTGGGGATGCTCCGGCTGGCATAGAGAGTGATACTGTGCGAAACGTGGCTGACAATACGCTGATAACCCCAAACAACTCCATAGATATTGCGGAGCGGCTGTACGATTATTTGTCGAAATCTCAGACGATTCGGGCTGACGTTCTTGTCGGATCTGAACGGCCGGGCGATGTCGTCCGTGTTTTAGACCCCTACA